AACAACTCTACCCAAAGTTTTTCGCCTCCGAAATCAAAGCAAACTCTGTTGCTCTATCAACGCCTTTTAACAACTCAATGGAATACCTCGTCCACACGTTTAACCGAATCACATCGTGGTTCAAAGCCGAGACCAATCTCGAATACGCTGGTCACTACTCCACCCCTCCCGCAACAATTCAAATCAATCCTGTCGGATTGCAAAACCATCAGAAAACCTGTTTGGTTGCATTCAGCAAAACGCTGTACCGATCAGAGATCGAAATGATTACTCAAGATCTAAAACGTTCAGAAGCTAACCTCGAGTCCATACTCGAAGACTTCTTCAAGAACGACATCGATGATCACGTCATACCAGACGACCATCACACTGCTTATGGAATCCAATGTACGATTGACGCATTCCGTCCTCCGTTCAAAGCTCGACCTGTCCACATTCTGGATATACAACATCATTATCCTTACAAATGGAATGTGAATGCCGAAGCTCCCTTTTCCACTAACAAGCGGTATCTAGATCAACGTCCCACATTCGGCAATTTCATCGCCCTCAAAGGCATGAGAAACATTGACCTCGAAGACTTCAATCGTCGCTACACCAACCAAGATAGCCCCGACTTCCTCGAAACAATCGTCCCCGCCAAATTCGGATTCATGAAAGAAATCATCTTCAATGAAACTCGGAAAATGCATCACATTATAAAATCAAATTTTTCAGATCACGCTGACTACCCTGTCGACCACATGCACCTCAAAAATCGATTCATCTTCCCCATGTTGCTCCACTCCAAAACCGCAATCATCAAGAAAGATGACCCCAACAAGATGCGAACCATCTGGGGTTATCCGAAGCCCGCTGTCATCGGCGAAACTCAGTTCTACTGGGAATACCTCGCCTGGATCAAAGCCAATCCTGGGCATACTCCAATGCTCTGGGGATTCGAAACCTTCACTGGTGGCTGGATGCGCCTCAACGCCGTACTCTTTGCCTCTCACGTGAGATCAAGTTTCATCACCATCGACTGGTCTCGATTCGACAAATTCACATACTTCACTCTCATGCGCACACTACTTTACCGTGTACGCTATGAATATCTTGATTTCTCTCGCGGCTATGCACCTACCAAGGACTACCCTGAGTACCCAGACTGGGATCAAACCCACGAACAGCGTCTTGACCGACTCTGGCTCTGGACACTCGAAAATCTTTTCATGGCACCAATCGTTTTACCAAACGGTGACATGTATCGTAGACGTTTTGGCGGATTACCATCCGGCCTATTCATCACTCAACTCCTTGATTCGTTGTATAATTACACCATGCTTTCCACACTCCTGAGCGCACTCGGTTTCGACCCGAAACGATGCATCATTAAAGTGCAGGGCGATGACTCAGTCATTCGCCTTGGGATTCTCATCCCACCAAACGAACACGAAGCTTTTATCAATAAGCTCGCCGAACTTGGACTCAAGTACTTCAATGCTCATCTTCATACTGCAAAGTCTGAAATCCGAAACGAACTCAACGGTGTAGAAGTACTATCTTATCGTAACCACAACGGTTTCCCTCATCGTGATGAGATCAAGTTGTTAGCTCAACTGTATCACACGAAGGCCCGTTCTCCAACACCTGAGATCACCATGGGTCAAGCCATCGGAACAGCTTACGCTTCCTGTGCTAACCATCAACGTGTTTATCTCGCGTGTAAAGAAATATACGATTACTACTTTCAGCAAGGCTACTCTCCTAGTCGTGCTGGCATCTCTGTTGTCTTCGGAAACTCTCCGGATCTACCAGATTATGACATTCCTCTTGATCACTTTCCAACAAAGAACGAGATTAGGAAGGATTTCTTCAATATGCATTATGACAATTCGCGTCAAATCGAACGAACCTGGCCTCTCAGCCACTTTCTCAACGCGCCTTGCTCTGTATGATATTTTTTGAAGCTCC